CCGGTCCATGCCTACCGCCAGGCTATCGCCGCAGCTGCTCGAGCGGCTGGCCTGCGAGCGGTTGACCATGCCGTGCAGGTGGAGATCGTCGCCGAGTTCGCTCGGCCGAAATCGCACCTGAACAAGAAGGGCGTGAAGCCGACCGCTCCGAAGTGGCCGCGGGCCGACGCCGACAACATCGCCAAGTCCGCGCTTGACTCACTCGGTCCAATCATCGGAGACGACGCTCAGGTGTGCCGGCTCGTCGTCTCGAAGATGTACGGCACGACAAGCAGAACGGTGGTAACCATCACATGATCAAGCCCGTGCATCGCAACATGTTCCCGCTGTACCTGCAGGCTCTCGGGTTCAACGGCACAGCCGTCGAAGTCGGCGTCGCCGAGGGCAACTACTCGAAGGTCTTTCTCGACCTGTGGCCAGGCAAGTACGTCATGGTGGACCGCTGGTGCCACATCGACGGCTACGACGACGTGATGAACGGGTCGGACGACGAGCACGAACAGCGGCACCAGCAAGCCCTGCTAGTGGCCCTGAAGCATCGGGATCGGTGCTCAATCCTGCGGATGGACTCCGTCGCCGCCGCGAACACGTTTCCCGATCGTTCGCTCGACTTCGTGTACCTCGACGGCGACCACTCGCTGAAGGGTTGCACGCGGGACATCGTTGCCTGGGCACCGAAGGTCAAGGCCGGCGGCATCCTCGCCGGTCACGACTACTACGACAACGAGCCGTTCATGGTCCGCACGGCGGTCAACGAGTGCTGCAACGGGCCTTGTGGCATCACGCACGAACCGTCTCCGTCTTGGTGGGTACGCATCGGATGAGCCGAATCGTCGATCGGGCAGAGTTCTGCCGCATGTGGATGTCAAAGGTGCGACTGCGAGAGATCGCGGAGCACTTCGGCATCTCGTGGCATGTCGCCGCGAAACTCAGGGCCACCTACGGGCTGCCACGCCGGGTCGTCGTGGAGGAACTGGACGACATCGGACCCGACGAGATCCGGCTGCGGGCCATGGAGCAGAGAACGAACTGGACGCCGGTAGAGGCAATGCAGCGGTGGTGCGGGAAGCCGCACACGATCTACAGCGACGAGGTGCCGTATGGCGGATGACGTTTGCGTGGTGATGACGCTTTGCAGCCGGCCCGAGTACACGCGGACGGTGCTCGACGCCCTGGCACGGTGCGACGGCATCGAAGACGTGCCGGTGTACATGCTCTGCGAGCCGGTGTCCGACGAGGTGATCGAGGCGGCCACCAACTTCCGAGGTCGTGGCGAAGTGCTGGTCGGCACCGAGCGGGTCGGCTGCAACATCAACACCTATGCCGCACTGGCCCACGGATTCGACCGGCACGCTCGAGTGATCGCCATGGAGGACGACACGGTGCCGGGGCGGGACTTCCTGCGGTTCGCACGCTGGGGGCTCGAGGAGTACCAGCATGACGCCAGCGTGTTCTCAATCTGCGGCTACCAGAAGACGCCGGTCTCCGAGGCTGGCTACCGCAACGCCGTGTTCCGCGAGGCGTGGTTTACGCCTTGGGGCTGGGCGACGTGGCGTGACCGCTGGGAAACGGTGCGAGCGTCGTGGCCACGCTACGACCATCAAGTGTCGTGGGACACGGTGCTCGACAAGTTCTCTCGCCGGGGGCGGTACGAAATCCGACCGATGTTGGCTCGCATCCAGAACATTGGCGCGGAGGGTGGTGCTCACGTGCCCGGCGCGGCGTGGCACGCTGAGCACCACCTGAACCGCTGCTGGGTTGAGACGACGCCCGGCCCTCGGGTAGACGAGTGGTCGGAGGTGCCGGCCGAGTACACGACGGCCCTGCGGAGGTCGGCACCATGCTGAGGCTGGCCACGTTCTGGACGCCGTCGCATGCCGCCATGGCCCGCGAGTTCGTGCTGGACCGGGTCCGCGGGTTCTCCGAGATCGTGGCGGTCGAGTTCCCGCAGTCGTGCCCCAGCGGCTCGTTCAAGGAGCAGGGCTGGAACGCCTGCATGGACGACAAGCTGCGGCTGCTGCTCAGCCTGCCGACTGACGGCATGCCCACGCTGTACGTCGATGCCGACTGCCTGCTACTGCCGGGCGTGGAGCGGTGGGCCGAGGAGACGATCGCCCGCATGGTGCCCGACGAGATCGCCTACTCCGACGACGTGATCCAGTGGTGTGCCGGGGTGATGCTGTTTCGCTCGACTCAGGCGGTCCACGACTGGTGGCGGCTGGTGCTGGACATGAGCCGTCTGCTGGACATGCCCGACCAGGAGACGATTGCCGTTCTGCGGGGGAACGCCAAGCGTCTGCCGATTCCGATGTCGGTCCTGCCGGCGGCAAAGGTGGCGAACTGGGGCACGCTTGGGAACCGCGAGCCGTGGCGGGGCGAGCCGTTCACCGTGCCGGCGTCGGCCGTCGTCTGGCATGCGAACTGGACGATCGGCATTGAGTCGAAAATGGCGATGCTTCGCGCGGCGGCAAGCCAAGCCGCAGCGGATGGTCGGTGTTAGGCTGAGAAAACCGGAGGTCGCTAGTGGCTGGCTATCAGCGTGCCAAGGGCGGCGGCCGGATCGAGGTGCAGATCGCGGCCCACTCGGTGGGAATCTGCCACTCGGACGGGGCATACAGCCGCGGTCGAATCACGTCACGGAGGACGCATCGCATGGCCAATTACGAAGCCACGCCCGCCGAACTCGCCAAGTACGGGGCGAATCTGTCGATCTGGCAGCAGATCGCACTTCTGCAGGCTTGGTCGCCGCTGCTTTCCTACGGCCAGCGGTTTCTCGCCGAGGGCGACCCGTACAAGCGGTCGCTGATCGTGTCTGAGGGCGGCGAGTGGCTCGCCACGAAGACCAAGAGCCAGATCGACGACCGGATCGTCTCCCGCCTGGCCGACGTGCTGCGGACGCCACAAGGTGAGGCTCTTGTCCGCGAGCTTGTGAGTCTCGCCGAGGGGGTACGATGACCAATGATCTTCTTCGCGCCGGGGCCGTTCTGGCGGCGGTGGCTATCCTCGCTGCGCCGTACCGCCAGCAAGCCGCCGCGTTCGTCGCTCAAGCCTGGACCGCAGCCACCCCGTACCGAGGGGCCGCGGCCCGCGTCGCCGCCGCCGGCCTACTGCTTGCCGCTGCCTGGGGCCGCCTGCCGTCGCTGCCCGCCCTGCCGCAGTCGTCGCCGGTCGTCATCGCCACGCCGACCGCCGAGGTGATGAAGGCCGTGGCTGGCGTTGAGGCCGCGATGGCGAACGTCGGGCCTGCGAGCAAAAGCGTTTGGCGTGAGGCGTGGCGGAAAGCCGCCATCGTGGTCGAGGCCGACCGCGTCAGTGGTGAGACGCAAGCATTCCCGAAGACTGCCGCCCTGCGGTCGTACGTCACGCTGGTACTCGACATTGCGTGGCGTCGCATCGGCGGACACAAGCCGGGGTCAGTGGCCGACCTGCGGGGCGCCACCGAAGCCGCATACGCCGCGGTCGTCGGTGACACCGACGTGCCGGTCACGCCCGAGGTCCGCGAGAAGTTCGCCGCCCTCGCGGACGGCATGGTCTGGGCTGCGAGGTGACCATGTCCGCGTTCGTCCCGCTCTTCGGCTACACGCCCGACCCCGCAGGGGCCGAGGCGTTCGTGTCCTCGCTGCCGCGTCCTACGCTCGCCGAGGCCGGCCCTGGGCTTCAGGCGGCGAATCACCCGGTCCACCTGTCGCGTGCCCTCCTGCGGTGCATGCCGAGCTGGAAGCGTGGATCGCAGCCCATTGGGTCGTGCGTCGGGTGGGGCACCGCGATGGCCGTGGACATCCTCGCCGCGTGCGACATCGTGCTACGCAACGAGGCCGAGGCGTGGGGCGGCCGATGCGTCGAGGGCGTCGTCTACGGGCTGAGCCGCGTTGAGGCCCGCGGGCTGAAACGGAACGGTGGCGGCGACGGGTCCACCGGCTTCCATGCCGCGAAGGCGATCCGCGACTGGGGCACGCTGCACTACGGGCAGAACTACAACGGCACCGTCTACAAGTCTCCGCTGTCGGGCACGCAAGAGTCGGCCCTCGGCCGCGACGGCCTGCCGGCGGAACTCGAGCCGTTCGCGGCCGAGCACAAGGTGGCCGAGGTCACGCTGGTGAAGTCGTTCGCCGACTGTGCGAAGGTGATCAGCAACGGCTACCCGTTCTACCTGTGCTCGATGCGTGGCTTCTCGATGACGTTCAAGCGAGATGCCAAGTATGGCGGGGGCTGGCTCACGCCCATGGGGACGTGGGCACACTGCATGATGGGCTGCGACGTGAGGTTTGACCGCCCTGCCATCCGCGTGCCCAACTCATGGGGCGACTGCTACTCAGGCCCAGTTGACGAGGACGCCCCGCCGGCGCTCCAGCGGTCGTCAGGCTGGGTCGATGCAGACGTGATCGACGACATGTGCAGCGGTGGCGATTCCTACGCCGTGGCCGGTTTCGCCGGGTTCCAGCCGCAACGTTTGCCGTCCGACTGGCTGGAGAACGTGCTATGAGGTTCCTCGTCGCCCTGCTCGTTGTGTTCGCCGGGTGCGTGGCAACGCTTCCTGACGATCCGACGTTGTCCGCTGACATCGCAGCCGAGACGGCCCGCGCCGTGATCGCAGCCCGGCGTGAGTTCGCGCCCGCACCGCAGCCGGCCCCGGCAGGGAAATGCACCAACTGCCTCGGCACCGGGAAGATCGGCGACGGTCGCATCGTGTTTGACTGCCCTGCTTGCAAGGGCACGGGCAAGGCGTGCAAGGACGGGAGGTGCCGATGACCCGCGACGACCTGACTGCCTACGTCTACGGCCGGCTGCCCCTGCGGCTGCGTATTGCGGGCCGTGATACCGTCGCCCGCGTCGTTGACGACGCCGTGCGCCGCTGGCCCGCTCCGGTCCTGCGGCAGTGCGACGCTGGCGAAGCCGAGGTCGTCGGCTCGTTCCTCGCCAAGTCGCTCAAGAGGCGGCGGCAGCAGTACGGCATGGGGATCATCCTGACGCTCGTCCTGTCGGCCCTCATCAGCGAGATCGTGAAGATTCTCATCCGCTGGTGGCTCGACAGCCGCGAGAACCGGGCGGCGATGCAGGCTATGCAGGAGACACCATGACGGACGCGACCAAGGAAACGCTCTTCAGCATCATTGAGCGGTGGGGATTTCCCACTTTAGTCGCCCTGGCTGCCGGCTGGGTGCTCAGAAACGACGTGCTACTGCCTCTGGTGGAGGAGCATCGGTCGTTCGTGCGGCAACTCAGCGAGACGCAACAGGAAATCAGTCAAACCATCAGCGAGCAGACGAAACTGCTCTACGCACTTCAGCCGCGGCTGGTGAACGACAACAAGCCCGACCCAACGAGGAACTGACGCATGGGCATGAACGGACGGCTACTGCGGCCGAAGACTAGCGGCCACCCCGAGGCGTTGGCGTGGCGAGATGCCGTCATCGCCAATGGTGGCACCGTGTCGGCGTCAACCATGACGGCCGTGACGACGTTCTGCCGTGCCATCGACTCGGCAGGGCTGCGGGATCGGTTCTACCGTTTGTCGTTGATGGCCGGCGACGGCCTGTTAGCCGCACTCGTTCCGCTCTACAGAGGCCCGAGCCGCACTGGAACGCAGTACGGCAACACCGCGGACACCAACGTCAACTTCGTCAGCGGCGACTACACCCTAGCCTCTGGCCTGACGGGCAACGGCAGCAACAAGTACCTCCAGACTGGAGTTTCGTCATCCGCGTGGATTACCGGCGGAAACGTGCAGTCACACCTCGCCGTCTACAAGCGGACCTCAGTCAACAGCGGCGTCCTGCTAAGTGCGCGGTCAGGCGCGCTCGGGAATACCTGGGAGTTCGGCGCGGGCGGAAACTTCGCTGGCGGGACTACTGGCAGTTTTGCGCCTCCATCTCCGCACAATTCCTTTCTTGGAGTCACGCGAATCTCAGCCACTGCCATTGTGGCGTTTCGCACGACCGTGCTGTCCGCAGAGAACACTGTCAGCGGAACTGTTACCGGCACTTCGATTCCGTTCGCCGTGTTCGCGAGAAACGACCAAGCCACAGACATAAATGCGTACTCGACAGCCCTGTTTTCAAATCAGACGCTGGCCGCGTACTCCATAGGGGCGGGGCTATCTGTGGCGCAGATTGCGCTATACGACGCGGCCATGCAGGCGTTCCAAACCGCACTCGGGCGAAACGTATGACCCTCGCCCAACTGCTCACGGCAGGCATCGACACCCAACGTCAGTACGCACTGGTGTTCGGTGCGCCGCTTGCGACCGTGCTACGCCAGCGATGGGAGCAATTTGGCACGACGAATCTCGTCCCGACGCCCGTGGTCCTGACAGACGGCCGCTACATGCTCAGCGCTGACATCTTGAGCGAGGTGAGCGAGCAGGTGGACTCCAAGCGTCTTCTGGCCCGCATGTGGAGGAACAGTGATCGAGCGGTCATCGCCGCTGGTGTCACGATCGTCCCGTGGGCTGACGCCGTAGCCCTGCTGCCGCAAGCCCCTGAACCGTGACTGCATCAGGGTAGGCTGAAGCGAAAGGCCGTGCATCGGGCCACACCCGTGCCTCACCAGGAACCATAGCCATGTCGGAAGTCCGCATCCGCCGCAAGAGCAAGACGTTCGCCTTCACGCTCTCGACCGCCACCTCGGTCGCCAACACGCTGCCCATGCTCGACATGGCCGGCGGGCACATTGAGGTAGGCACCATGCTGACCGCAGCCACCCAGATCAACATCTGGGCCAGCGACACGACCAGCGGCCCGTTCTTCCAGCTGTACGACAAGGACGGGGCCGTCGTGAAGGTGACCCTCGCCGCGTCCACTACCGAAGGCCGTGCCTATGCCCTGCCCGACGAGGTGTTCGCGACGCAGTACATCAAGCTGCTGTCGGCCACCACCAACAGCACGGGCACCATCGGGACCGCCGTGTTCAAGGGCTGACGTGCCAGACCGAATACCGACGTTCAAGCCGCCGTGGGTCAACAGGAAGCCAAAGCCAAGGGCTCCCGACATCGGCAGGCCGACCGCTCACCAGCGGGGCTACTGCTCCCAAGGGTGGAAGGCGGCACGGCGTGAGGTGCTGCTGAGGGATGGCTACCAATGCCAGGTGTGTGGCTGCCTAGTGCATGGCAAGCGGGCACACGTGGACCACATCGTGCCGAAGCGTCAGGGTGGAACCGATGAGGTAGCCAACCTCCGGGTGCTGTGCGTTTCGTGCCACGCCAAGCATGAGGGGTGGCGATCTGTTGCAAAACGCAACAGTCAGAATGGCAGTCGATGATTGTGAAAACTTTTCGCCGTTTGTTATAGACCGCGTACGGGGAAGCGTGCGTACGCGGCATCGAAATCGCCGGGGTTTTTCTCACATTTAGCGGCACGGGACTTGCCCTTAGCCGGCCGATTAGCAGGAGCGAGTCATGGCAAAAGCAGGTCGGCGACCCAAGCCGACGGGGCTACGAATCCTTGAAGGAACTGCAAAGAAGCGTGCAGGCCGCGAGCCCGGCATGCCGCCGGGTGTCCCGCCGATGCCCGAGCGTCTCGCGGTGGACGAGGTGGCCGTGGCCAAGTGGCACGAGCTCGCCGGCATCCTGACTCGGATGGGCGTGCTGACGACCGGCGACGGCGAAGCCCTCGCGACGCTGTGCGAGGTCCACTCGGCCGAGCAGTCGTGCCTGCTCCAGTTCCGTGCTGGCGGTGCTGTGATGCACACGGACCTGGGCGGCGTGAAGCCCAACCCGGCGGGGCCGATGTACCGCTCGTTGGTTGCCATGAAGGCTAGTCTGTTGTCAGAGTTCGGGCTGACCCCCTCGTCGAGAACGAAGCTTGCCACGCAAGTCGAAATCAAAAAGGACGAGCTCGAAGAGTTCTTCGCCCACGGCTAAGCATCGCCCCGGCATCGACCAGGCGAAGGCCGACCGGGTGTACCGTTTCTTCGAGACGGTGCTAAAGCACTCGAAGGGCCAGACGGCCGGGCAACCGTTCCTGCTGCTGCCGTGGCAGAAGTACGTGCTGGGCGAGATCTTCGGCCGGCTGAAGCCTGACGGCACTCGGTTGCATCGCCAGGCGTACATCGAACTGCCAAAAAAGCAGGGGAAAAGTACGATGCTCGCCGGCATCGCCCTCTACATGCTGGTCGCTGACGGGGAAGCCGGGGCCGAGGTCT